GCCCGTATCTTCTACGTTCCAATTATTATTTTGTACCTTCCAGTCAGGAATACTATCTTTCACTGTGAAAGAAGGTAGGTCCCATATACATCTGTTGTTTGGCTGAGCCGCATAATTACCATTATCTAAGGCTATTATGTGTGCGCACTTGTGTTCGTGCGGAATTTCCGAATGATCGGTGTCAACTATATTACTCTCTGGATGTGCAAAGTCAACTGTGAAAAGATAGGATCCGTGATGCCATTTCTTATCTTTACCTATGTATTTGCCGTGTTGTCCGTCTAAAAGATCAAAACAAGTAATAGCAGGGTAGTAAGAAAAACTATTCCACAATTCCAATTCATCAAGTCTTTTGGTGGGAACAGACTTGGGGTCATAACCACGTTGAATAAAAGCCGATATGGGTAAACGATAAAAGATTGCACCGTTTTCCATGATGGCATGGAATAAGATTGGTTTTCCAGTGATTGCGGCAATAGCAAAGACAATGCAGTCTTCAACTTCGCCATGATGTTTTTTAAGGTCATATAAATACTCCTTTTTTATTTGTGCGTATTGTACAGGAATATTTGCATTTAAGTAAGCCATAATTTATCATTTTATTTGGCCCCAATTAGGGCCGTGTTCACAATCTACTTTGTTATTTATTTCTAACTTAATAGCTTGTTCCATTGTATTTTGAATTATGGTCCGTGTTTCTTTGTCCTTGATAGATACACAAAGTTCATCGTGTATTTGTATATGTGGTACTATACCTTTTTTGTATAAATCTACCATAGCCTTTTTTGTCATATCTGCCGCTGACCCTTGTACTAATCTATTTAATGCTTTGTATGTAAATGCTCTAGTGTAGTGTTTTTCAAAATGTTCATTTTCAGGGTCTATATATTTATTATATTTTTCCATTTGCTCTAATTTATAAGCATCAATAGCATCTTCTTTTGTAGCGTGAAGTTTTACTTCAGTAAAACGATTAGTTTCAGGGTTCCATTCTTTATCTCTACTTTCCCATTTATCAAAACGACAAAACCTATCTCCTAATGTAAATAACAACCCCTCGTTACTTGCAAATTCTGATAGATCTCGAGATAACTGTCTTACAAAAGGAACTTTAGCATGGTAAGTATTAAATAATGTTTGAGCTTGTTTTGAATCTAAGTTTAATTCTTTTTGTAATTTTATTTTACCCATACCATAAAACAAACCAAGGTTAATTGTTTTAGCTTGTTTTCTTGGTATATTGGCCATGTCTGCAACGATTTGATGAAAGTCAGCATTTTCTTTGTCAAATTCTTTTTGTAAATCTGCAGTCCCAGCCATACCTAATTTAATAGCATAGTGGACTACAATACGAGGTTCTTGTTGACTATAATCAAAACTGTACCACTCACTGCCTGTTTCAGGAATAAACAACTCTCTCATTTTTTTGCCTATGTAACCCTTAGCAGGAATTTGTTGTAAGTTTGGGTTGCTCATAGAAAATCTGCCAGTCACAGTTCCTCCATGTTCTCCTTTAATTTGATTTATATCAGCATGTATTCTTCCATTGTGTACAAACCCTAATAGTCCTTCTACAAAAGTATTTTTAGCTTTGTCACATTCTCTAGCTTTAGCTATTAGTCTTAAATATTTATCTTTATGAGTAGATAAATAATTTTTAGGAAGCTGTGGCATTCCAGATTTAGGTGTTTTTGTATAATCATCAATACCTTGATGATCTAGCAAAGCTTTAATAGAAGATGCTGCCCATATTTCTATTCGAATGTTGGTTTTTCTAGCAATATAATTTATAATATTATTTTTAGTTTTTTCTAAACGTTTACCAAATGCTTTAGCTTTTTCGACATCAATTTTAACGCCTTTAAATTTCATGTCAACTAAACAAGGAAATAATTTTGTTTCTAATTCAAATATATCTCTTGAATTTTTTTCTTCAACTATGATAAAGTTTCCGTCTTTATTTTTTAATCTATTTCCTTTTTCATCTTCTTCGTATTTAGTGTATAATACTTTGTCAAATTCTTGATCAAACAATTTCCATAATTTTAAAGTTAAATTAACGTCTTGTTTTGCATAGTCTTTTACAATAGATGCAGGTAACTTGTGCATATTACTCATTGGATCTTTGATTGTTCCTTTAGACCATACAAGAGTTTTTTCTTGTAGATCATACCCACCTTTTTTTTCTTTTAAAAAATCTTTAGACAAAGAATCTAATGAATACTTAAATCTATTTTCGTCAATTACGGAAGCTGCAATCATAGTATCTACAATACGACCTTTCATTTTTTTACCTGTTACAGCCCTAATCCAACACACGTCGTACATTGCATTGTGAAATACTTTTGTAATTTTTTCATTTTGGAATAATTTTTCATCTAAAACTTCCCATAACTTTAATTTTTTATCTAACGATAAATTTGTATCTGAGTGACTAAGCGGAAAATAAACAGTATCTTTTCCTGTTGCAATTGCAACTCCACACACAAAACCATCGCCTCTTATAGCACCTAGACCTTTTGTTTTTAAATTAGGATCATAAGTTTCTAAGTCAACTGCAACTGTAGTTATACCGTCTAAATCTAAATCTTCTGGTGTCTTACACATCGTAATCCCTTTCTAATATCATTTGTAAATAATGTATTGCTTTCTTTATATCTTCTTGCTTGCCCTTGTGTGGATGCCTGCATATATATTTTATAGCATTACCCTCTGCAAAAAGCAATTTGTTTTCATTTATAAACTCTGCAGGTTGGATTTTAAAATTTTTATAATGTTTTCCTCCAACTTGTTTTTCTAAACAATCATATTGCATACCTTTAAATATAGTTTTATCCGTCATATTTTTTTCCTAATGTATATCTATCTTGTGATGCTACAGTCCAACAATCTACTTTACCTCTACTATATGCCACATACTTTAAACGTAGTTGAGTAAAATAATCTTCTCGTCTAGTGCAAGTTTCATCGACTATTACATTGTCATAAGTTTGGCCTTTAACTTTATGTATGTTTCCATAGTAAACTCTTGCCTTTCCTTCTGTATCAACTCCCTCTCTTATTAAATTATTTATGTATATAATTTTTTCTTCATCTGTTCTTGATTTAATTCTTGTGTGATAAAAGTCAGTAAAATCAAGGCTTTCTGCGCGTAAATATTTTTTTTCTATTAACTCATGAATAAAATAATCTTTGTTTATCCAGTCTTCAAAAGTTGCTTCTCCCTTTCCTCTTACAATAACTTGTTGACCCATGTAATTCCAAAATTCTTTTATTTGTTTTAATGACATTGCTTTTCCGTTTACAAATTCTGGCCATGTTTTATGACATCTTATTTCTTTTTTAGAAACATAAGGATCACTACCTACATGACAAAACTCTATTCCGTGGTAATGTAAAAAAGATTTTGCCCATTTTCCAGAAGGAGTTCCTCTATAAGTAAATAAAAAAGTTTCTTTTGTATTTTTTATTTTGTCTAACAATTTTTCCATAGCTGAACAGTCTGTAGTAAGACTTGGTAAATAATAATGGGATCCAATAACATTTTTTGCAGGTTTCCAAATTCTTTCATACCCATAATAGTCCCATATTGGCTGTATTATATTTTTACACAATTTATTTATTGTTTCTCCACATCGAAGACCATCTTTTAATTGTTCTGCATCTTTAGAAAGTTTGTGAAAATAATCTGCATTAGCACCAGAAAATTCAAAAATTGTTTGATCTGCATCTCCTACCATGTAGTACTCTTTTACATTTGTAGACATTTTTTCTAAAGCTCTTAATTGTGGTACATTACTATCTTGGGCCTCATCAACTATTAAAACGTCTATGTCAGGAACAACTGCATGATCTATAAAATCTTTTATCATGTCATCATAATCACACACTTGATTAACTTTTTTATAATTATCGTACACTTCTTTCATTTCATAAATCATTCTAAAATTATTGTAAGGATAATAATTAGAACTAGTTTCTCTTAAAGAATTCCAATGCTCTTTAATTGTTCTTCCTTGTCCAAAAGCATCGCCAAGAAATTTAAAAAATTTATGTTTATCATTATCAAATTCTGATGGAGATACTCTCTGTGCTTTAAAACCACTATTCTCTGCACATAAGTTAAGGTAATCTGCATAAGTTCTTAGTTCTTTTTTTAATAATTTACTTTTACAAAAAGCATGTATCGTGCATATTTTATATTTAAAAAATTTTTTTCTTAAACCTCGTTCTTTTATTTCAGGTATCTCTAAAACTGCATCTTTTAATTCATCTGCAGCTACATTTGTATGCGATAACATTACTATTTTTTCTGGATTGTAACTTTTTAATAACTTTTTATACTTGTCTATTAAATATATGTGAGTTTTTCCTGTGCCTGGAGGACCAGATACAAATTTAGGTTGTTTCATGTGTTATTGTCCTTTCTTCTATTTCTTGAGCTTCTCCTTCTATAATTAAATGATCTTTGTTTATATTATAGTTTTCTATTTTATAAGAAGTGCAAGACTGTTCTTTATATTTACCTCTATATCTTTTAGCTCTTAAAATACGTTTGCATTTTAAAACAAGATCTACTCTTGCTAGAGTTACTCTTTTTTCAGCTAAAAATTCGTCAAATTTATTTAAATTAAATTCCAAACTATTGTTCTTCATATTAAAATATGGCATATTAAAATCTGCTAATTCTTTTTTATCTGTGTAAGCTTTAAGTTTATCAATAAAAGATTCAAACCATCCTATAAACCTTACATCTTCACTAGACTCAGGGTCGTAGTCTTGTGATTTAGTTCTTGCTTGAAATTTTGCTATCATCATTTTATCAAAATCCATTTCTTTCATAAAAGGTAAAAAAACAGCTGCTTGTTTCATTACTTCATCGTAAAAAATTTTCTTTTTCATTAACTGCGGACCTTCTACAGTTATGTCTGTTTCTATTTTCTTTCCATCTTCTATTGAATAAATTTTTACAAAATACCTATCACTGCCGTATTCAACTATGTCACCTATATGTTCCTGTATTTCTTCGCTATTATTTTTAACACCAATCCAATTAAATAATTTTGTAACATCTTTTTTATCTACATTTAAAACTTCTGCTAACTTTGGAACACCATAAAGATGATCTGCTTTTTTTCCTGTTGTACCTTTTTGTTTACGTTCTTCTGCTTCAGTGTCATTTGCTTCAATGGCAATGTTGTAAACAAAACTATCTATATCTTCAGTTGTCCAGTCTGTATTTTTAATTAAGATTCCAGCTATGGCTGTACAATAAATATCTCTAGAACCCGTAGAAGGATATATAATTGTAAGAGCAGTTGACAAAGCAATTTTACTAACGTCTACCACTACATTTCCAATATATTCATGTATATCATTGTAATGTGACCACTCTACTGTTTCTCCATTATCATCATAAGGAGATTCTGGAATTATAGTATATCTTTCTTTACCACTTCTTAATTCACAAAGAGTTGCTCCATGCGGAAATTTTTTAAAATTTTTTTCAAAACTTTTTGGTAATATATATTGTATAAATTCACAAGAACCTGTCCAAAGATAGTGACTGTTAGGATTATTTCTTCTGCCATAAATTGCTCCACAATCTTTTAAATAATGTGTTATAAATCTTCTAACTACAGGGTTGTCTATATCTAAATCAATATGGCTATCTAATCTTAATGCTATTTGTGCTTTTGAATAATTATTTTTCCATTCTTCTTTCGTTAAACTAAAATCGTCTTTCTTCCAACTGACTCTAGCTTTTTTTTGGTCAGTGGGTATTATCACGTGACCAAGATCAAGCCAATCTTCATATGTAACCGGAATTTTATTTATCTTATCATTCATAAATTAAAATGGGCGTGTCCACTCTCGCTTCGACGCCCATTACCTAGGATACTATAAATTTAAAGATTTTTTAGTTTCTTCTTGAGATTCAGGTTTAGCTTCTACTTCACCTTTACCTACAGATTCTGCAAAAGATTTTGCCATATCATATATAGCTTTATCAGTTACAGGACCCACCTTAGATACATCCCATCCAAACCATGTTCCTTTGTCATTAGACATCTGAACGGTTGATAGTTTATAAATGTGGCTATAAGTTGGCGGAGTAAATAAACCATTTTTACCTTGCAACTTTAAACCCATCATCATTGAGTTCCATTTTCTACTAACTTTTAATTGAGTAGATTTCATAGAAATCAAAGCTGTTTGTGGATTGTCATCAAGAGTCAATACAAAATGACTAGCGGTGTTATCAAGATAGTTACCGTTTGGTAATCTGTCTTTGTAGTCTTTACCTCTAGTTGTTTGGCTTACAATGTCACTATCTGCATCGTGCATTGCAACAGGTGCGCCAGTGCTTTGACCTCTGTCTTGCCATTCAATGTACTGTCTTTTGTAATGACATGGTATAACTGATAATGAGTCATACAATGTATTAGTTACAGTATTGATTATTTTGCCAGGTTCTGCGCCTTCGACATATTTTCCATGAGTCTTATTGACCTCTGGAGATAGTTGGCCCAAAATTTTTAAGAAAGGCAACGCAAGATCTTCTTGCGATATATTTTGAGCGCCTTGTTGTGCATCAGCTTCCATATCAAATGTTGCTAGTGCTCCATTCTTTTTTTCTGTTACTTGGTTCATGTTTATTGTTTCCTTTTTATTGTTGTTTTATTTCCAACAAATACGTTGAAAATTTCCGTTGGCATTTCTTTACCTGCCTCAATACGTTCACGGACTAACGCTTTGAGAGTCATAGGTTCAACTCCCC